CCAGGTTTCCACCCCGTTATAGGTAACGAGGAACCCGCCTCTTTTTAGAGTGTGGCTTACTCGGCCAAAGGGAGTGGCTTGCTTGCTGAGGAGCGTGTTCGGACTTGTCATTATCATCCATCAAAGTATGGACCGCAAGGACCAAACGATGATGACATTAACCGATTCGGCGACTCTTCTCAAGACTCTTGGTTATTCAGTCATGAGCGATTTATCCGGTGCAGACCTGTCGAGGACAGGTCCTGTCAGGAATATCCTGTTAGGGACCGATCTTAAGACACCTGTACTCAGGGCTAGCTACCACGAGCCACCATGGCAGCGCCAACTCCACCCTTGCAAAAGGACCTGGCTGTTCGCTCAGAAATGAGTGGACATCCCCATCTCCTGCTGACAAGATTGGAGTCTTCTCCTGCCAGCCCCTCCTAGGAGGGCGAACACCATAAGAACTAACTTCACACACAGCTTTTGTCTGTGGAGGAAGCCTCTTTGTTGTGAGAGAACCCCTAATCGTCCTCGCTGACCCGGACCAGAGCGAGACACTCAGGCTCGAGTACCGGTATTATTACTGGTACAAGAGGTGAGTTGCTCCACGGTGGTGAAGCGTCTCGGTTAATCCGAGATTCGAGTAGGTCGCGGAGAGCCCTATTAAGAGCTCCTCCGAAACCACGAGTCAGAGGTTTGCCAAGAAGGCGGAACGCCGGGAGAACAACTCCTAGAGATCTTGCTACCGCGAGTAAGAGGGCCTGGAGTGGTGCCCGGAGAGACTCCTTAGGCGCCTTAGGCGCCGGGAATTTTCCCTGGACAGCTCCAAGCTTTCCTACACGGACTGGTGACCCCTCTATACGGCTATCGTTTAGTAACTGACCTTTGATGGTTCGGAACACGTTTTCACGTGGACCGTCCCCAAAAGTATCAGGTACGACGGGAACCTTAGAGAGGGCGACCCAGAGGTCCCCTATCACGGAGACGTCGGGGGGGCAATCATAGGCCTTAATGGTCTCTTCCAGTGGCCAAAGCTTCTTCTCCCGAACATTTCGGAAGTGGTCCGCTAAGGCTACTGAAAGATACCTCCAGCCTACTGTGCCCGCCTCAAAGGAACCGTACCTAGAGGAATTTGCGATAGCAGCTGACTCCTTTATGGCGTCAGAATACTCTCGTATTTTCATAGATACAGTTCTGGTGAGGTCGTCCCACAGAGCACGTTTGATTTCCTTATGCAGGATTTCAAACTGCGTTCGTGAGAGTCGACACAGCTCCGGACATAATAGTCCTAGCCAGTCAATCAGTCTCTCTATGTAGAGCCGGTCTACTTCATTCAGATGAGTAAACGGGTTCTGCAGAAGAAAACGAACGTAGCGCTCTCGCAGACTACGTACCGCCCCAGTGAGCTCGCCCTGTAGGGCAACCCACTGGTTCGCGGTGAGCACTCTTCTCAAGGCAAGCATAGCTGACTTTGCCCCGTCGCCAGTACCATACCTGTGGTTTATTCGGTTCGCCAACTCTAACCGTCTCGCCCAGTTTTGAGCTACAAGCTCTTCACCAAGTGAGATAGGAGAGATGTTAGCAGATCCTAGTAAGGTCTGTGACGCAAAATTCATCAGTCCCTTTTTTGAGACTAATGATTTTGCCAGACCCACTTTGATCCCGAACTCTGCACAGATAGACAGGTAGGCTTCAGCCACCAAGGGATGGGCAATGACTATGTCATCACCCAAAACGAGGTAGGCTGTAAACCATCCATCTAGTCCAGCTCGCTTAGCAGCGTACTGGACCAAGGCATGGTGACAGAGGGCCAACCCGGCCCACGATGATAAAGCACCCATCGGTTGTCCTCGCATATACCGGACACGCGTCTTGACGTCTCGGAGATCCTTAGGGGGGAGGAAGGTTCGGTCCGACAGGAGCTGTACCCAGAGATCGGCCCCAGTCCGCCCTATTAGAGGTATGAGTACCTCGCGATAGAGTTGGACAGGGATCAAATCTGTCGCCGCTTTTAGGTCATAGGAGAAGATCTCCTGATGGCCCTGGGCAGCGAATCGGTCCACAGCTTCCTGCTGGCCGAATGTAGCGTCATTTGGGTTACACTTCAGTAAACTGAAGATATACTCATGCAGGGGTTTCAACCCTACCTGGGTAAAGTAATCACAAATGGCCACTACCCTTACTTTCCCCGCGGGTTCCGGGATGGAATGGAGTCTACCGGTAAGAAGATCGTGGTAACTTGACTTCTGAGGCCAGAGTCCAGCCCTAACGAAGTGTTGGAGGGCCAAATACCAAGAATCGAAGAAGGCCTCTGTTGGAGTGCCTTCCGCGGTCTGGTATAGTCCCCCATTCTTCATCGGGAACTTGATTCCAGCTTTGGTTGCCAAGTTAAGGAGATAGTTGTCGGATGGCCTTTTCGCGTACTCCGCATCACCTTCAATCTTTCCTAGGAGTCTGAGGAACTCAGAGTTCACTCTTGAAATCTGAGAACCATCTTTCTCCCATGGAGTCGAAAGAAGGCTGTTGGGTTTGCGATTAAGCTCATCCAACCACTCTCCACCCTCCTTAATCATAGAAGTCATGAAATCGACCATTTTCTGATCACCCCATAACTTGAACCACTGGAGCGGGTAATTGGTGAAAGCCAATGACCATGCAACAGCGTCTCGAGGAATGGATTGCATAGCGTTCGGGGCATTTGCCCCGGCACTAGCAATGAGATAGCCATAAGCACTCTCGTACTTCCAACCGGGCAAGGTTTTGGCCTTGATCCAGTCGTAGGTATTTTGAGCAATATGGTTCTCCCAACGGTCATAGAATGAATCGGTAGCCGACTCTATGAAAGAGGAGAAGTCCCCAGTATCCCCCTTAAAGGGAGGAGCCTCGATAGTACCCAATGGGGACTCACCATGCGGACCCCACAACACCTTGTAGATGTTGAGGAGAGACGCGTAGACACGTATAGTGTCTAGTGAGCCCTTACGGATGCTGTCTCGGACTCCCTTTGAAAGGAAGTACGGGAGACCGCCACGTAATCTTATTCGGTGGCCCAGTTCAGTCATCTGAGATGACGTAACTGGGTTTCCCCCTATATAAGAGTAGAGACAGAAGAGTGATATCTTCAGTCTCGCGATTGTAAAGGCGGGACCATTATGGCGCAGCAAGGTCTGAAGGTGCTGGATGAGCGGAATTAACTGCTCAGATCGGCGCCCCGGACTCTTGACATCTAGATAATGCAGCAACTCACGGTGCCACATCATCAAAAGTCCCATGATGTTTCCATCATTGACTTTGACCGTCTCGCCTTCACCCCAAGGAGCATTCTTTGAAATCCATTTACGGAGATCAGAAAAATGTTTCCAAGTGGTAGGACAGTAGTCTACGGGCACGTCACCTTCTATCCCGAGAGGGATGGGAACGTAGCGCTGAAATCGACCAAACCGGCGAGTGGGCCTTCGGCCCGCACCCGGTCCAGCGAAGATAGCATCTACGCAACCAACACGATCCTCCGAAAGGGGGGGAGTTTTAGTTGGGACGATACGTTGAGTACCAGGACGACAAATTACAATGAAGGGCACGTTGGATGATACCAACGTCCGAGCCTGAACTAGATATTCAGCGGAGTTGAGGTACAAAAGGCCGCTTGGGTCATACGGATCAATAAGAACGTATGGCCGGAGCCTCTGTAAGTCCCAATCTACGAGAACCATCCAGTGTGCAACAGTACGCTGGGTGGGATCGATAGTCAAGACTTGGTCTCGAGTCATCTCGACCCCATTGACATCAAATTTCGGGCCCGACGTGTAACGTCGGCTAGAAGATGTTAGAGGTGTAAGGAGGATATCAAAAGACAGGAAATGGTTGTATGTCGAAAATGGCATATGACTATTATCTTGTTCCAGAGAGACTTCTCTTTCCCTTGCGGGTGAGCAGGTCTGTCATGAGTCCGGAAAACTCCGGTCGAATTTCAGTCAGGTTCAACGTCCTAACATCCCTTCAAACCGCCGGGACACCCCATATCTGGAGCCCTCCGGCCTCCCCCTGAGGCACGAGTTCGAGTGTGTCTTGTACAATCCTTAATGGACTAGCGCATCCAAGTTGATGCCCATGATCCATGCGGGTACTACCTGACTACCGAACTCCTCCCTTAGGGAGGGCGGACAGCAGTAGGATCATAGCGGGGCAGACTGATCACTCCCATGTTCGAAAGGACGTCGTGTCTCTTTCTATACGGGTGATATCACTCGTGTACTAGGGCACACCCCTTTCCCATGGAGCTCAGGCTCAGGCCATTACTAGAGATCCCACCAAAATAGATGTAATCTCTGCCTCGTAGAGGGGCGCTTCGGCGTCGCTTCACCCTTTAAAGGTGCGATTTTGGAGCTCGTGAGGGCTCCTTATCCTATTAGGCCTAAATGGTTACCCTATTAAGGGAATGTAGCATCCAGGCCCCTCGGGCCGATCTCCTGTAGCTATCAGATAGCTATGCCAAACCCTCAGTGCGCTTCGGCGTATCTTCCAGGGCCACAGCCTGGCTATTTGATTATCCTATCACCCGTGGTCTAAACCATAGTCCTTTTCCCTTTTTCAAGGGTACTCAGGATGTGGTCGGGCTTCGGGCCGATCTCCGGGAGTTACGGTTCTATGTTGGTGGTGTTAGTCTCTCCCTTGTATGGCAGTTGACACGCAATCTCGAGGACTTATTAATCCTTGGTCAACTTTTAAGTGGCCGATTGTACTCAATCCAACCATCAAGAGAGGGGCAGATACCTCATGTTCCGGATGAACCCAGGTTACGTACTGGCTTCTCCCCATTTTGGGGAAACGGGACCACTGTCTGTCCACGCTTGTCCCAAGAGAGTGCTCTCCAATACCGGTCCAAACAGCGGTTATTCTGTTTGGTGGACTAGAGAATACTCCCCTGAGCGTTTGAAACAGAGCGCCCCCTTTCGAGGGTGCCGGTGTCAAAG